ACTCGTCTGCCGTCGGACACGGGTGTGCTGCTGGCTGATGCTGACGCGGCCTCCACTATCGAGCAGGTGCGGTGGTCGAGGGCGGCGTGCGTCGTGACCCCGGCCGGCAGGCTCGTGCGGGCGGTTGACACCGGCCACTTCCCCGAGGATCCGATGTGGTTCGACGGCACCCCGACCGCAGCGGGTCATTGGTGGTGCCCGGTGTGCGGGCAGGCGTGGCCGTGCGCGTCGCGTCGTCTGGAGGTCGAGGCCGTCACCGCCGACGTTGACGTTGACCCGATGGCCGCTTGGGCGGACGGGCTGGTGGCGTCATGAGTGGTACTGCTCGTCGTCGTCCGGTCTCGACGCGTTGGAAGGTGTTCCAGCTGCTGGACCGGTTGCGCAGGCTGGGGTGGGGGCCGCTGGCCGGTACCCCGTGGAAGGGCGCCAGGGCGGTCCTTGCGGGCCTGGCCTCACGCCTGAACTACCTGTCAGGGACCGGCACCACCACCATTGAGCAGGTGGCTGCGGCCGCCGGCTACGGGATGCGCTGGACCCGTCAGTGCCTCAACGACCTGGAGGACATGGGCCTGATCGAGTGGCGGCGCGGCGGCGTGGTCTACGGCCGCCCCACCCCCAGCGTGTTCCGCCTGAACAAGGCGATGCTGGTGGATCTCATCAACGCTGCTGAGGTCACCCGCTCCGCCACCGTCGCGGCGTTCGCTGCGGCTACCCGCGCTCGTCTGGCATCGATCCGCTCGGTGCGGCTCGTCAGGGCCCGGCGCACCGCCCCGGTAGCGCACGTGCACGGCGTGGTCGAGCGACCAGCACCCCGCCCGGCCCCGCTCCCACCAGCCCATGCGGCAGTGGCTGCCAGCCCCTCCTCTAGAGGGGGAGCCCGTAGGGCATCCGCCCCCCGACCAGAGCATTGCGCACCCACCACCGTGCGTGTGGTGGACCCCAGACCACCAGCACCCAGAGCGGTTCCCGAGGACCTCGCGGGCCTGAGCGGCCCGGCCCTGGCCCGAGCCACGCTCGCAGCGATCACAAGGAGCAGACGATGGTGAGCACCGAGGGCCTGACCCCGTGCATCCACGGGCACCCCGACTACAGGCTGTGCCGTCGCTGCCAGGACGCCCTGACCAGAAGCGCGGCCGCTACAGCCCGCACCAGCCCGCGCCGTCGTCGCGCTGCGCGCGAGGCAAGGACGAGGAACAGCAGCACGAGCAGCGTGGTGGTCCCGGCTCCCAGCACACCACCACCACCGCCGTCGCCTCCGGCTAGCGCTGCGACTATCGCTGCTGCTCGTCAGGCCGCAGCTGCGGCTACCGCTCGTGCTGTCCAGGCGGTGACCGCTCAGCGGCGGGCCGAGGCAGACCGTCGTGCTCGCGCTCGGCAGGACGTGGTGCGTGAGGCGATGCAGGCCCTCGCCCGGTCCGAGGGAAGGACGCGGGCGTGAGTGGGTGGGGAGGCAGCGCGGTACGCCGGGCTCGTGAGCAGGTGCTGGCTACCTACGGTCCGGTGTGCTGGCTGTGTGGTGGGGCGATCCCGCTGGACGTTGCGCGGACCTCGCCCGATGGGCTGACCGTGGATCACGTCGTGCCTCGGTCTCGTGGTGGTGGTGACGAGCTGGCGAACCTGCGGCCGGCTCATCGTCACTGCAACGTCAGCCGGCAGGCCCGCCCGCCCTCGTCGGTTCGTCCTCGTCGTCGTGCTGTGGTCACGGCGTCGTCGTGGCCGGGCCTGACCTGCTGACCGGCCGGCCGTCGTTTTCTGAGCCTGCTGGCGGGCAGTCCCCGCCCCCATCTGCCTTCTCCCCCCGGCGCCCCGATTAACCGGGCCGCGCCAGCCCGTAACCACCACGAAAGGACACGAAATGACCACGAACGCCCCCGGCCTGTTCGCTCTGCCCGAGGACCGGGCGGGGGACAGCCACCAGGGAGAGATCGAGCAGGCCGTGCGCACCGCGTTCGACGACCTGGAGCAGGCCGGGACCCTGGGACCTATCGAGCGGGCGAAGAGGGCCGCGCTGATCAAGGCCGCTGCCGGTCTGGACCGTGGCCTGTCCGCTGCGAAGGTCTCGGTCGCTACCTCTACCGTCCTCAAGCAGGTCCTGGAGGGGCTGGACACCCTGCCCCGCCCGGCCGCTGGCACGGACCTGGAGCTCGACGCCTTCGATGCCTCGCTCGCTGCGCTGACCGCTGACGCTCTCAAGGCCCGCTCGTGAACGCTGTCCCGAAGTACGCCACCACCCGCACGCCGGCCAACCCGACCTTCGGTGCTCGTATCGCTGCGACCGCCGCGTTCATGGGCGGCTTGCTCATGCCCTGGCAGCGGCAGGTCGCCGACGTCGCTCTAGAGCTCGACCCCACCAACCCGGGCGCGTTCCGCTACCCCGTCGTCGTGGTGTCCGTGCCCCGCCAGGCCGGTAAGTCGTTCCTGCTGCGCGCGGTCATGGTCGACCGGATGATGGCCTACCGGAATCACGAGATTCTGATGACCGCGCAAACAGGAAAAGACGCGCGGAAAAGGTGGAAGCAGATCAACACGGCACTCAGGACAGAAAAAAGACCGGGATACTTCCGTACCTACGCCTCGCAGGGGTCAGAGCGCACCGAGTACGTGCGCACCGGCTCCTTCATCAGCCCGTTCGCTCCTACACCCAAGAGCATCCACGGTGACTCGCTGCACCTGGTGACCGTGGACGAGGCGTGGGCCTTCGACTCCGAGTCAGGGCTCGCGCTGGAGACCGCGATCAACCCGTCACAGCTGACGATCAAGGACTCGCAGCTGTGGATCGTTTCGACCAAGGGCACAACGAGCTCTGCGTACCTGAACAACCTCATCCGAGCGGGCCGTGAAGCGGTCAAGGACCCGACGGCGAGAATGGCGTACTTCGAGTGGTCGGCGGACGAGGAAAAGGCCGAGCAGGACCCCTACTCCGACGAGACCCTCTCCTTCCACCCGGCCGTCGGTCACACGCAGACGATGGACAAGATCAGGTCCCTGGCCACGGGCGACGTCTCCGCGTGGCGCCGCTCCATCCTGAACCTGGAGACCCTGACCGACACCACCGTGATCGACCTCGCCGTGTGGGACTCCCTGGCCGCTGGCGCAGAGCGGCCGGTCCCGCCGCCGTCGAGGGCGGCGATCGCGTTCGACGTCGCTGCTGACCGGTCTGCCGCGACCATCGCTGCCGGCTGGATCTCGGACGGGGCGCTGAACGTTGCCGTGCTCGCGTCCGCTGCCGGTGTGGAGTGGCTGCGCCCGCGCCTGCGGTCGCTGGCCGCCGCCGGCTACCGGTGGGTCGGCGCGGACGACGCCGGCCCCACCCGCACCGTCGCCGCTGACCTCATCGACGAGGGCCTGGACCTGAGCGTGCTGAGCCCGCGCGAGTACGCCACCGCGACGCAGCTCTTCCTGGACCGGGTGCGTGACGGTGACCTCGTGCACGACGGCGCCGACATCCTGCGCGAGAACCTCACCGCTGCTACCACCCGCACCCTCGCCGGGGTCAGCGCGTGGGACACCAACCGGTCCGCCGGCCCTATCGACGCCCTGCGTGCCGTGACCGTCGCGGCCTGGGCGGCGTCCCAGCCCGCTCCTGATCCGATCCAGATCTTCTAGAAAGGCCCGCAGTCGTGTCTGTTCGTGTTGACCGCTCCCCGTCCACCTGTCTGCCGGTGTGCTCGTGCGGCTGGCGTGGCCTGCCGTCACCGACCATGGAAGCCGCCCTGATCGAGGCCCGCCACCACGAGCAGCGAGCCCACTACGGCGACCAGCACGCCGCTGACGCCCTGCGTAAGTGGCGCGCGCGACACGCCGACCGGTGAACAGTTCGTCCGCCCGCCCTCGTCCAATGGTCACGTGAGCCTCATCGCCCGCGCCGCCCGCCGCCTCGTCCTCGCCACCCGGGACGACGACGGCGCGCCCGCCGGTGTCCTACCGCCCCCGCGCCGGCCGGCCACCACCACCACCGCCGTGACCTCGCCCGCACAGGCGCTGGCCCTGGACTCGGTGTACCGGTGCGTGTCCGTGATCCAGACCGCCGCGAAGCAGCTGTCCCTGGACGTGTGGCGCCGCGACACCGCCACCGGTGAGAGCGTGCTGCTGGACGAGGCGGACGTGCCCGCGATCCTCACCCGCCCCGCGCCCGACACCGACCAGACCGACCTCATCGCCGAGACCATCGCGTCCCTCGCGCTGCGCGGCAACGCCTACTGGCTCGTGACCTCCGACCGTGACGGGCGCGCCACCGGCATCCGCGTGCTCGACCCGCTCGACTGCACCCCCACCATCAACCGCTGGACCGGCGAGCGCACCGTGCGCTGGCACGGACGCACCTGGAAGCCCGAGCAGCTCCGACACCTGCGCCTGCTGCGCGTGCCCGGCGACCCCGAGGGCCTGGGCCCCATCCAGGCCTGCGCCCGCGCCCTGGGCGGCGCCACCCAGATGAGCGAGTACGTCTCCCAGTGGATCACCGACTCCGGTGTCCCCACGGGCGTGCTGTCCACTGACCAGACCATCACCGCCGAGCAGGCACAGGAAGCCAAGACCCGCTGGAACGAGTCCAACAGCCCCGGCCAGGGCGTGGCCGTCCTCGGTAACGGCCTGTCCTACGCCCCCCTGTCCCTCAAGCCCTCAGAGGTCCAGTTCCTAGAGACCCGCGCCTTCGACGTCCTGGCCGTCGGACGCATGTTCGGCGTGCCCGCGCACATGCTCCTGGCCGCCGTGCCCGGAACCTCCATGACCTACCAGAACGTCGGCGACGCCGCCCTGGACTTCATCCGCTGGACCGTCATGGCCTACCTGCGCGAGATCGAGGCCGCCCTGACCAAGGTCATGCCCCGCACCACCACCGTGCGCTTCAACCTCGACGTCCTCCTGCGCGCCGACGCCTCCACCCGCATGAGCACCCACGCCACCGCCATCACCGCCGGCGTCTACGACCCCGCATGGGCGCGCCGTATCGAGGGCATCCCCACCACCGCCACCAAGGAGACCGACGCATGAGCACCGCGACCCTGCGCACCCGTGAGTTCACCCTGCGCACCCGTGAGTTCACCCTGCGCGCCCAGACCGACGACGACCAGCGCACCGTCACCGGCCTGGCCGTGCCCTACGACGACGAGATCGAGCTGTACGAAGGAATGTTCGAGTCCGTCGCCCCCGGAGCCTTCCGCGCCCCCGACCCCTCCGCCACCGCCATGAAGCTGCTGTGGCGCCACGACGAGCCCATCGGCCTGATCACCGAGGCCGAGGACACCGACGACGGCCTGACCATCACCGCACGCATCTCACGCACCACGCGCGGCGACGAGGCCTACGCGCTGCTGCGTGACGGCGTGATCGACCGCTTCTCCATCGGCTTCGTCTCCCTGGCCCGCGAGGAGACCCACGACGAGGACGGCAGCTACCACATCCGTCACACCGCCATCGAGGTCCGCGAGGTCTCCCTCGTGCCCTGGCCCGCCTACTCCGCCGCCACCGTCACCGACATCCGCACCGCACCCACCGTCACCCACCTGGAGGACCCCATGACCAACACCGCCCCCGCCGCCGTCGCCTCTGACGCCATGATCGAGGTCCGTGAGGCCCTCACCGACCTCAAGCGCGACGTCGACGCCCTGCGCACCCTGACCACCACGCCGCCCGCACCCGTCACGGACACCCGCTCCGCCGGCGAGGTCCTCAAGGCCATCGCCGCCGGCGACACCGCCACCATCGAGCAGTACAACGAGCTCGTCGCCCGCGCCTGGAGCGGCACCACCACCACCGACGACCCCACCGCCGCGAAGGCCGCGTGGGTCGGAGACCTCACCCGCATCTTCGAGCTCGTCGACCCCGTCAAGGCCCTGTTCTCCACCGGCACCCTGCCGGCCGAGGGCATGAGCGTGGAGTACGCCGAGCTCGCATCCAACTCCATCACCATCGCCGAGCAGGCCAAGGAGGGCGACGACCTGCCCATGGGCAAGGTCTCCCTGGCCCTCAAGAACGCCGCCATCAAGACCTTCGGCGGCTACACCACCCTGTCCCGCCAGGCCATCGAGCGCACGCGCCTGAACATCCTCAACGCCCACCTCGACGCCATGACCAAGGCGGCCGCCAAGACCAGCGCCACCTACTTCAACGGCGTCTACGCCAACGCCGTCAAGGAGCGCGCCTCCGCCGCCATCACCATCAGCAAGGCCGCCGACGCCCTGCGGTGGGGCGACCTCGCCGCCATGGTCGTTGACGCCGCCGCCGCGTTCTCCGACCAGGTCCTGCCCCTGGACGGCCTCATCGTCGACAAGGCCACCTTCAAGGCCCTGGCCGCCCTGACCGGCTCCGACGGCCGCCCCCTGATGAGCGTGTCCGGCACCGGAGCCAACACCGCCGGCACCCTCAACCTCACCGGCCTGGCCGGCACCCTCGTCGGCGTCACCGTCACCCCGAACCTGCGCCAGACGACCGACGCGCTGGGCGCGGGCGTCGTCGGCGCCTTCTACACCGCCACCGCCATCCGCAGCTACGAGTCCAGCCTCGTCCAGCTCCAGGACGAGAACATCGTCAACCTCACCAAGTCCTTCTCCGTCTACCGCTACGGAGGCGCCGCCGTCGAGGTCCCCGCCGGCCTCGTGCCCCTCAAGATCGGCGCCTGAGCATGACCCCGCCGGACCCGGAAGCGACGGCAAAGGCCCTGGCCGCCTACGTCGGTGACGTGCCCGTCACCGACTACCTGACCGGCTGCGTGGCCACGGCCACCGACCTCGTCACCCGCTACATCGGTACGGCCACCGTGCCCGAGCACGTACTCACCCGGGCCGTGATCGAGGTCAGCGCCGAGCTCTACCACCGTCGCAGCGCCCCCAACGGCGTCAAGTCCTTCAACGACCTGGACGGCGTGGCCACCGTCCGCGTGGCCCGCGACGCCCTCGTCGCCGGACGGCCGCTGCTCGACCCCTACCTCAAGATGGCGTTCGCATGAGCACCGGCCCCATCGCCTACGCCCGCGCCGACCTGGCCACAGCACTGTCCCAGGCCACCAGCCTGCCCGTGCACGCCAGCGTCCCCGAGCGGCTCGACCCGCCCTGCGTCGTCATCACCGAGGGCACCCCCCTCCTGGAGCCCGCCACCGACCATGGCCACCGGGCCGTCACCGTCCGCCTCGTCGCCAACATCGTCGAGGCCCCCACCGACGCCGCTCTCGCTCTCACCCGCCTCGACCAGCACGTCGACCAGACCGTCACCGGCCTGTGGAACGAGTACATGGCCACCGTCGACGCCTACACCACCGTCACCGGAGCCGACGGCCAGCGCTACCTGGCCGCCACCGTCAACACCACCACCACCCTCATCCTCTAGGAGACCCTCATGGCCGTCACCAAGAACACGCGCGTCCTGGGCAACCGCCTGGGCCTGACCATCGCCGGAACCGACTACTGGAGCGACCTCGCCTCCTACGAGCTCGCGCCCTCCGACTCCGACTCCGACGTCCTGACCTTCGCGGACGCCGCCTCCGGCTCCTCCTCCGCCTGGACCCTCAAGGGCAAGGCCATCGTGTCCTTCGACAACGGCTCCTTCTGGGACTACGTGTGGGCCAACGCCGGCAAGACCGTCGGCTTCGTCCTCGCCCCGCTGGGCAACAAGACCGCGACCGCCAAGGCCCCCCACTTCAAGGGCAACGTCAAGATCGGCACCAAGCCGTCGGTGTCCTCCGAGGCCGGCGACTCCAAGGGCGCCGTGTTCGAGTTCGAGTGGAAGGTCGAGGGCGAGCCCGAGAAGGTCACAGCCACCTCCACCATGGGCACCGGCAACTACGAGGACGCCACCTCATGACCGGCATCCTCGACGGCCGCGTCAACCTCGACGCCGGCTCAGTCAGCGTCACCGGCATCAAGGCGCTCCTGAAGGACGCCGAGGCCGTCGGCGTGGCCGTCGAGGACCTCAAGGCCCTCACCTACCGGCTGGGCCTGCCCATCGCGGCCCTCGCACGCTCCCTGGCCCCCAAGGACTCCGGCCGCCTCGCCGCCGCCATCAAGGTCTCCAAGTCCAAGCGCAAGGTCATGGTCCGCGTCGGATCCGCCTCCCGCCTGCCCTACGCCGGCGTCACCCACTGGGGCCGCGACGCCCACTCCGGCCCCCGCTTCCTCTCCGTCGCAGAGGAACGCCTGCGCCCCCGCACCTTCGCCGACTTCGGCGAGGGCATCAAGACCCTGCTCGACAAGCACAACTGGTAAAGGACACCCACCATGACCACGCCCACCACTACCGCCCCCGCCGTGGACACCTCCACCCTCGACCCCGTCGACATCAGCGCCCTCACCCTCGGTGAACTCGCCTACTTCGAGCGCCGCTCGGGTATCTCCCTGGCCTCCTTCGGGGAGGACGGCACCCCCGTGGCCGGCCCCCTCATGGTCCTGGTGGGCATCGCCCTGTTCCGCACCGGCGCCTACCCCACGCCCGAGGCCGCCCAGAAGGCCGCCGAGGACGTGCCCATGAACGAGGCCGAGCGCCTCATCCTCATCAAGGACAAGGACACCGCCCAGGGGGAATGAGCGGGCGGCCGGACGACCCGTACGCCGACGTGATCGCCGTCCTCGCCGTCGACGCCCACATCGCCCCCTGGGACGCCCGCAACCGCCTGACCATCGCCGACGCGCAGGCGATCCTCGACCTCCTCCAAGCCCGAGCCGACGCAGACCAGAAAGGCAGGTGAGCCGTGGCCGGCCACGTCGTCAAGGTCTCAGTCGTCGCGGAGACCAAGCAGTTCTCCCGCGCCTTCAAGAACCTCGCCAACAACACCGGCCTGACCCGCCTGGCCGACGCGGGCCGCGCCGCCGTCGGCGTGCTCGCCCGCGTCGGCGCGGCCGGCGCCATCGCCCTCGCAGGACTCGCCACCCGCGCCACCATGGCCGCCGCCGACCTGGAGCAGTCCACCGGCTCCATCCAGGCCGTCTTCAAGGACACCGCCAGCGTCATCCAGGACCTGGCCTCTACCGCCTCCACGTCAGTGGGCCTGACACGCAACGAGTACCAGGAGCTCGCTACCGTCCTGGGCTCGCAGCTCAAGAACGGCGGCACGGCCATGTCCGACCTCGCCGACCAGACCAGCAACCTCATCACCCTCGGAGCCGACCTGTCCTCCATGTTCGGAGGAACCACCGCCGAGGCCGTCGGCGCCCTGTCCAGCGCCCTCAAGGGCGAGCGCGACCCCATCGAGCGCTACGGCGTCACCCTCAAGCAGGCCATGATCGACGCCCGCGCCGCCGAGCTCGGCTTCGCCGACGTCTCCTCCGCGTCCGCCCAGCAGGCAGCCACGCTCTCGCTGATCATGGAGCAGACCGCCGACGCGCAGGGCAACTTCGCCCGCGAGGGCGACACCCTCTCCCACCAGATGCAGGTCCTCAAGGCCAACCTCGGCAACCTCGCCGCCGAGGCCGGCACCGTCCTGCTTCCCTACGTCACCCGCGTGGTGGCCTTCTTCAACTCACGGTTCACTCCCGCCGTCGACACCGTCAAGACGTTCGTCTCCGACCGCCTGCTACCCGCCCTGCGCTCCCTCGCCGCCGACCTGTCCGCCACCCTGGGCCCCCGACTCGACGCCCTCGCCACCATCTTCGAGACCGTCATCAAGCCCGCCCTGGCCTCCTTCGTGGAGTGGATCGGCACCAAGGCCCCGCCCGCCCTGGCCACCACCAAGCAGCTCATCGCCGACTACGGGCCCGCCCTGGCCGCCGCCGCCACCACCCTCTACGCCTTCTACGCCGGATGGAAGACCTTCAACACGGTCAAGACCATCATCGCCTCCGTCAAGACCGCCATGGTCGCCCTCAACGCCACCATGGCCGCCAACCCCATCATCCTCATCGCCCTGGCCGTCGCCGCCCTCGTCGCCGGCTTCGTGCTCCTCTACCAGCACTGCGAGACCTTCCGCACCGCCGTCCAGACCGCCTGGCAGGCCATCCAGGACGCCGCCAGCGTCGTCGTCGACTGGTTCCAGACCAACGCCATGCCGGTGCTCAGCACCATATGGGACGGCGTCAAGGAAGGCGCCGCCGTCGTCAGCGACTGGTTCACCAACACGTTCCTGCCCGCCCTACAGGGCGTGTGGACCAGCATCAGTGACTTCGCCACCACCGCCTGGACATACGTACAGGCCGCGTGGGACACCGTCGGCGCCCCCGTCGCCGACATCATCATCAGCATCTTCCAGGGCGTCGCCTCCCAGTGGTCGACCATCTGGGACGGCATCCAGACCGTCCTGTCCGGCGCCTGGGAGATCATCTCCACCATCATCACCACCGCCCTAGGCGTCATCCAGGGCATATTCACCGCCGCCACCGCGATCCTGCGCGGGGACTGGGCGGGCGCCTGGGAGGCCATCAAAGGCATCGCCTCCACCGTGTGGGAGGGCATCAAGGGCGTCGTCAACGGCGCACTGAGCGTCGTCCAGGGCGTCATCAGCGGCGCCCTGGGCGTGATCCGGGGCGCGTGGTCCGGCGCCTGGAACGGCATCAGCAGCCTGCTGTCCGGCGTCTGGAGCGGCATCAGCTCCGCCGTCTCCTCCGGTATCAGCAGCGTCGTCTCCACCGTCCGCACCCTGCCGTCCAAAGCACTGTCCGCCCTGTCCGGGATCGGCTCCACCCTCGTGTCCGCCGGCCGCAACCTCATCCAGGGCTTCATCAACGGCATCAAGAACATGATCGGCTCGGTCAGGGACACGCTCTCCTCCCTCACCTCCTCCCTGACGTCCTGGAAGGGCCCCGAGTCCCTCGACAAGGTCCTGCTGACCCCCTCCGGCCGGTGGATCATCGAGGGCCTCATCCGAGGCCTGGAGTCCCGCTACAGCGCGGTGCGCGCCTCGCTGCGCGGCCTGACCGGAGACATCGCAGCCACCGACATGCCCTCCCTGCGCGTGCCCACGCCCGGCGCCCACACCACCGGCCCCGGCACCAGCCAGCCGGCGGTCACCATCATCGTCCAGGCACTGACCCCCTCACCCGAGATCGGCCGCCAGGTCGAGACCGCCCTGAACCAGTGGTGGACCCTCAACGGACGGAGGGCCATCGCATGAAATCCCTGGCCAGCCCCACCGGAACCACCATCCACCGCTCGACCCCCACCGAGTGGGCCGGCGCCAGCACCGTCAGCCCCGCCGGCACCATGACCGCCACCGGCCCGGCCTCCCTGAACTGGAGCCCCCCGCCCCTGCGCCCCGGCCGCCCCCACGCCCTCACCGTCCAGGTCTGGGCCACCCCCTGGACCCCGACCGACACCACCACCACCGTCGTCATCCAGGGCCACACCACCCGCGTCAAGGCACGCACCTGGACCACCATCACCCGCCAGATCGACACCACCCGGCCCGTGACCGTGACCCTGGCCGCCACCAGCACCGCCTCCGCCACCGTCACCGTCACCACACCCGACACCCTGCCCGAGCGCCCCACACCCGCTGACGTGCTCGCCGTCGACGCCTGGCTGCCGATCCCCACCACCGCCCTGCGCTGGGACATCGGCCGGTGGGAGCGCGCCGCCTGGCAGACCACCCGGCCCGTGCCCGGCACCCTCGTGTGGGACGTCGGCGCCTGGGACGCCACCCGGTGGGAGGACCAGGACCTGATCGAGACCTGGACCCCGATCCTGGGGCCCGGCACCCGCCTGACCGTCTCACGCGGCCCCAACGCCACCGGCCCCGTCCTGACCGCCCAGGCCGGCACCCTCGTCCTACACGCCACCGACGACCTCAACCCCCGTGCCCTGGGCATGCACTGGGGAACGCCCCTGCGCGTCTACCACTGGCCCACCGCCACCCTCATCTGGAGCGGGTGGGTCACCGACCTGGCCACCACCCCCACCAAACGCGGACGCGGCACCACCACTATCACCGGCGCCGACACCGTCGCCCGGCTCGTGGCCACCACCCGCTACGGCGCCCGCCCCGACTCCGGCCGCACCGAGACCTGGCGCCAGCGCGCCGCCCGCCTGTGGCTCAGCGCCCCCACCGACCTGCCCGGCCTCGACGTCATCACCACCTCCGACGCCCCCGTGTGCCCCACCGTGTGGGAGACCTCTCTGGCCGCGCACCTCGACGCCCTGGCCGCGACCACCGCCGGCGCCTGGACCGTCACCCGCAGCGGGCGCGTCCAGCTGCACGCCACCCTGCCCACCACCCCACCCGACCTGACCCTGACCGACACCCACGACACCACCGGCCCCGGCACCATCATCGCCTACACCGCCGGCCCCTCGACCTGGAGCGCCAGCAACGTGCTCGCCGCCATCGAGGCCACCACCCACGACGCCGCCCCCGACCAGGAAGGCCAGTGGCGCGCCGCCGACCGCACCGCCACCGTCACCGAGCCCACCACCACAGTCTCATGGGGCGGCACTACCGCCCGCGTCGACGTCCTGACCCCCTCCGAGGGCACCGCCCTCGAAGACGCGGCCCGCCGGCTCCTGCGCCGAGCCCCGACCGCACCCCTGCTCGAGACCGCCCAGTGGTGGCCCGCCCACGACCGCCACCACGCCCCCGGCCCCGCGATGGCCCACGCCGCAGCCCTGGACCCCCTCACACCCGTCACCGCCATCGCCCGAGGCGAGCACCAGACCTCCCTGACCGCCCGCATCACCCACGACATCACCCCCACCACCTGGCGCACCACCACCACCCTGACCACCCGCACCGACCCCGAGGAGACCCCGTGAAGACGTTCATCGCAGGCGAGATCGCCAGCGCCGCCGACGTCAACGCCAACTTCAACGAGCTGGCCACCGCCATCAAGACCATCACCACCCCGACCACCGCCGTCCTCGCCGCCGAGGCCGGATGGGCCTTCGACACCTCCAGCGGCACGGTGATCACCGCCGGCGCCGTCCACACCATCCCCCTCACCATCAAGCGCACCGCCGGTGCCTTCACCACCCAGGTCGGCGGCACCTTCAACCTCGCGTCCGTGCCCGCCAACGTCCAGGTCCCCGACAAGGACTGGACCGTCGTCGGCTCCATCAGCTGCGACGGCTACCAGCACCCCCTCGTCTACCGCACCGCCACCCGCAGCATCCAGGTCGTGCCCACAGCCGCCGCCTCATGGTCCGGCGCCTGGTGCTACGGCCTGGCCACCTGGATCGCCTAACCCACCACCGAAAGGAACACCGACATGGCACTCGCTAACGAGGCCGCATGGACGATGCGGCAGATCTGCGACTACGACGACATCGGCTACTCCCAGCCCGGACGCTGGGAGATCTACCCCGGCGGCACCACCGACTGCTCCGCCGCCTGCGCCAGCTCCTACAACTCCGCCGGCCTCGCCCCCGAGTTCCCCCGCGACACCTACACGGGCAACCTCCGCCCCTACTCGCAGGAGCGGGGCTTCGCAGTCCTGGACTACGCCGAGGTCGGCCCCTACCCCGACAACCTGGCCGTCGGCGACATGCTCCTGTCCGAGGCCGCCAGCGGCGGCACCGGGCACGTCGCCATGGTCACCGGACACAACGAGCTCAGCGAGGCGTGGATCAGCGAGACCGGCGACATCGACGGCGCCCCCGGAGACCAGACCGGAGGCGAGACCAGGACCGTGACCATGACCAGCCACCCCCTGACCCTGGCCGGCTCCTGGACCCACCTGCTGCGCCCGCCCGCCGGCGGCGACGACACCACCCCCACCCAGACCACCCCAACCACCAACACCACTATCACCACTCAGGAGGACACCATGTACCTGATCCGCACCGTCGCCCCGTGGGGCGACTACGTGTACGCAACCATCTGCCTCGCCGGCATCGGCGGCGCCGACGCCAAGACCCAGGCGGAGGCCGACTACCTCTACCCCGTCATCGGGGTGCGCCCCGTCGGCTGGCAGACCTACGAGGAGCTCATCCGCCTCGCCTGGGTCGCCCACAAGCAGGCCCTGGCCTCCATCGGCCAGGCCATGGGCGAGTCCATCGACGACGCCGTGCGCCGCGTCGTCGAGGCCACCCGCCCCGCCGGGGAGGTGACGGCCTGATGACCGCCACCGCTACCGCCCTCGCCACGGCTCCTGCCGTGCTCGCGCTCGTCCAGCTCGCGAAGGACACCGGCCTGCCCACCCGCCTGGCCGCACCGCTCGCCGTCGTGCTGGGAGTCCTGCTCGCCGTCGCCGACCACACCC